CGAGCAGTCGAAGTGGATCCAGTCCGGCATTGTGCAGCGCAACGCTGCTCTTGATGCCCGTGCTGGCGGCACCCGCGTGCGCGTCCCTTTCTTCGACCCCATCGCCCCGACTGAATCCCAGATTCTGAGCAACTCCACCTGGGGTGGCGGTGGCGGTTACCTAGTGCCGGCGAACGTGACTGCCGACGAGCAGATCATGACGATCCTGCACCGTGGCTTTGCCTACGCCGCTGACGACCTCAGCAAGCTCGGCTCAGGCGCCGACCCCTTGGCCCACGTCCGCAACCAGCTGACCGCTGCCATCAACAAGCTGAAGACTGCCACTCTGGCAGCCCAACTGCTTGGCCTCTTCGGCCCCATTGCCGGTACCGGCGTCCTCGGCCCCAACCAGCTCAACAAGAGTTTTGCTGGTGTCCCCGGTTCAATGACCGAGGCCAACTTCCTTAACGTGGCCAACGTTGTCGGCGTCAAGGCGCTGCTGGGTGAGCGCGGCGACGAACTCGATTCGATTGCTATGCACTCGAACGTGGCTTACTACCTGCAACAAGTCGGGATGCTGGTCTTCAGCACCTCCGCTCTGTCAACAGGCGGCGCCATCACCTGGGGCGGCGGCGGCATCGGCCTAACCCAAACCGAAGTGCCTTTCTTCGCGGGTCTCCGCGTTGTGATCGACGACCAACTGACCGCTCTAACCGGCGGCACCGCTACCCACGCCAAGAAGTACCCCGTGTACCTCTTTAAGTCGGGTGTGGTCTCCGAGGGCATCCAACAGGACTTGCGCCTGGCTGCCGACCGCAACATCCTGTCCATGCAGGACGTTCTGGCTGTGGACTACCACTACGGTTACCACGTGACCGGCACCAAGTGGGCTGCCGCCACCGACAACCCCCTGAACACCACCGCTTCCGACCAACTGGGCGCTATCGCCAGCTGGAACCTGGTGTACTCAACCACCAAGCAGGTGCCCATCGCACGTCTGCTGGTAAACACACCTTTCGATGTCACGGCCTACTGATAATAGGTCATACATACGGTATGATAAGGGCTCTACGGAGCCCTTTTTTCATGGAAACACGTCCGATACCATCTGCTATTGGCTACGCAGCTACAGCCTGTGGACAGATAATCAGTTATCACCGCCTAGAACCGTTTATTCTAAAACAAGCTAGGCACAATCAAGGTTACACAAGAGTTTCATTAAAAACTTGTGAAGGTATAAAAGGCAAGTTAGTACACCGCCTGATAATGGAAGCTTGGGTAGGTCCATGCCCAGAAGGTTGCGTAACAAACCACAAAAATGGAAACAAAACGGATAACCGTGTTGAAAATTTAGAGTACTGTACTCAAAGGGAGAACATGATACACTCCTGTTTATACGGCCTTAGCCCTAAACCTCCTACTACCAGAGGATCTGAGTGCAGACTGGCAAAACTTACTGAAGAAAAAATCCTGGCTATGCGGTCTGAAGTAGACCGCAAACCAGGATACCTTAAACGGCTGAGTGAGCTGTACGGTGTTACACCGTCAACAGTATCTAAAATACTTCGCAGAACAATCTGGACTCACATCTAGTCAGTTGAGCCCCAGTCGAATCTTTTCCTGCGCTTCGAACACCACAGGAGTGTTCATGACACTTTTGTACGACTGCAAGATCAGCTGGTTAATCACGTCGTAGCTGACCTGGAGCTTCTGCCCAATCGCGGTGATGTTCATGTTGTCCTCTTCACGAAGACGACGAATCTCCAGTGCCACGGGTTCCAGCTGACGCACCTCACTGCCGGGCTCAAAAGCAGGCTTGGTCTTCTTTACGCTGATGGAGTTATCAGCGGCTTTCTGGGCAGGCATGAAACTAGTCCGTCTTTACATATCACAGGATAACCGGGGCTGGCACGAAGACATCGCCTACTCCCGGTACGAAGACCGCCTCACCGACCTAGAGATGGCCGGCGCCAAGGTCTACATGGCCAAGATCCTGCCTCCTAAACGCCGCCCGCGCACACCCACTATCCGTACAGGCCCCGTTGCCCATCTCTACGGGTGATCTACACTGGAATAACAACTATATGCTGCCCGTAGCGCCCGAGGAAAGATACACATGGCTCCCGTCCTCGTCGCCACTCTCGCCGGAGCCACCTCCAACTCGTACATCACGCTGTCGGATGCCAATATCTATTTCGGCAATCGCCTAGATGCCGCCGATTGGACTGCCGCCACTTCAGTAAACAAGACGGCCTCACTCATCACAGCAACAAGCTGGCTTGACACGCTGGACTTTTACGGCACCCGTTCAGTTACGACGCAAGCCTTGAAGTGGCCTCGTACGGACATCACTTGCGATGGCGTCGAAGCAGATGCCACCTTCATCCCCCGCGAAATCAAAGACGCCACCTGCGAAGCTGCCCTGGCACTGCTGCGCAACCCCACGATGCTACGCGGCGTAGTCACAGCCCCCGGCAGTTACGACGAAGTGGAACTGGGCGAACTGCGTGTCAAGTACCGAGGCCAAGGCGAAGTGGAGTCAATGCAAACCATCACCGACGCCCTGCCCTGGCTACGCAGTTTCCTGAGGTGCTGGGCCAAGGGCGTTAGCGGCCCCGCCTCAATCCGCCTGTACCGCAGCTGATGAGCCAGATCGACACCGTATTCCAGTCAATCCCTGCCCCTCTCCTCAAGGACTGGGGCCAGACCATCACGTACATCAAAACCTCCACACCACGCGCTTACAACCCCACCACGGGCGCTGTAACTGGAGCAGACACCAACGTAACCGTCAAAGGTGTCATCACCCGCGTAAGCCCCCGCGAATCCGAGGGGCTGTACCAAACCACCGACCTGAAAGTCATCATTGGCACCGCCGAACTTGGAACGTACTACCCAACCGAGGCCGACCGCATCCAATACCTCCAGGCTGGAGCAACCCGCGAGGCCAAGATCATCGCTATCACCAGCTACCGTGGCGACAACCCAGTCCTCCACACCCTCATAGCGAGGCCCCAATAATGGCCCGTAACGAAGTAGACAAATTACTAGATAAACTAGAAAGCGGTGTTTTGTACTTTTTCAAAGTAGGTATTAAAAATACGGCCGAAAATATAGTAAAAGATCTTCAGGAACAGGGTCCAACGTGGTCCGGTCGTTTTGGTAATTCCTGGGAAATTGCCAGTGCCAGTAAGGTATCTAGCGGTGGTGGCGCACCAGGAGCAGCTCAACCTATAGCAGCACCACTTCTAAGTAACGACGAATTTAAGTTCAAACCTGAAGTAAAATACTACATTGCAAACAAAGCTGCTCATGCAGACTACGCACTAGACCTAAAAGAAGGGAAATTTAAGCCAGAAGGCGAACCGCTTGCAGACAGAAAAATAGTTAGATCAGGCAGTCGTCCCAACGCAGACCACAAACGCGGTGCAGTTATATTAGGCGATGGCAGTGCAACCAGTTCAGCCGAACTAGACTGGTACATCACTTACCTAAACGGCGGGAAAATAGATAAAACTGTGAGTCTGTACATGGACCAAGCCTTGCGTAATGTAAAACTATGAACTACCAAGCAATTCGGGCGGCACTTGAGAATCCGCTACTGACGGCGTTCAACTCACTGGTGCCAGCTGTCCCGGTCTTTTTTGACAACATCACAGCGGTCCCACCTAACACGACCACGGAGTACGTTCGGGTCAACATCACCTTTGGCATTACAAACGAGCCTACACTCACCAGCAGTGTGGACAATGCACGTGGAGCCCTAATCATCCGCATCTTCACGGAAAAAGGCCAAGGCCCCGCCCGCAACCAAACCCTGCTCACCACCGCCGTCAACGTCCTCGAAACCCTAAACAACACCGCAAAAACTAACGCTGGCACATTTATGCGGCTAGGTGAAATCAACGGCCCAACATTTTCGTCTACTGATGAAGCTCCTCATTTTGTGGGACGTATCGACACAAGTTGGGTAGCAACAGTCCTTACCTGAAGAGTGTTGCTATTCTGGTAGAAGCCGGGCAGTGCCCGTTCCACTGTCCATCCACTCGGTAAGTCCTTATGGCAACCACTGTTCTGT